TGCCAACCAAAGTAAAAGTCAGTGTTGAGCCGCCACTGTCTCCGTCGAGGCCTTCAGCATCACTACTACCGTAGGCAATAAACTGTGTAACAGTTTTTGCGCTACCGTGGTCAACAGCAACAAAGCTGTCGTTGCTACTTGTGTTTGCGCCGCTGCCAACTTGAGAATTATTTTTAGTCGTATCGCCATCAAAAATTGCAGCTAAACCGCCATTAGCTGTCATATTGCCCGATTTTGTTGAGCCGCTGTCGTCAATTTTTGTTAGAGCGGCGTTTTCAAACGTAAGCAAAAAGCTATTATCAGAACCATTGTCTACTAACGTTTTAATTTCGCTATGTGCTTTAGGTATAAACTGAGAACCATTTGTGCCAAATGTAAATGTATCTAAGAAATCTGTTATAGAAAAATCACCCTGTTGGATACTTTTGCTTCCAATCATAAAACTTTGTGCAAGATATCCTTCAAAAGCTCCATTTTCATAGCTATCTCCAACCTCATGTATTTGGTTGGTGTTGAATTGGTAAACACGATTCTGTGCGGGTTGGGTTCCAGAAAATATTACCTCTTCGCCGTTTATAAATAGTCGTACCCTGTTGCTTGATGCAGCTTGTGTAGTATCAACACTGAGAAGGAGATGATACCACCCAATGTCTCTGTAGAGATTAGGCGTACTTAAAATCGCATCGCCAGCTTGTGTTTGAAAATAAATTTTGTTATCGGAATTGTGTCTTAAAGACGTATACCCCCCGCTCGTTCCCGCACAAAACAGCGCCCCAGATGCACCAAATTCAGTGAGTTGAAACCAAGTGCCTAGCGTAAATTCTTTTCCGTCTTCATTGTCAAAGTCAGATGCTGCTCTAGTAAAACCATCAGCCGAACCGTCCATCCAAACTGAGTTACTAATCAGAGTTGTGTCAAACGCTGCTGTGCCAGTAGTTCCAGAAGCTCCAGCTAATAAGTTATTTTGAAATACCATTCTACGAAGGCACCTTTACGTCAAGTGATACAACAGCTTGTATAATTGAAGAACTCATAACAATGTAGTCAATACGATCTACAGCAGAGGCTGTGGTCGTTAATGTAGGTGCAGTTCCACCAGCAAACGCAAACTTATTACCAAACGCAAGTGTACGACTACCTGTTCCGTCCTGTGTAACAAATATAGAACCAGTTTGTCCAGCGTCAATATTATTTGGGTTTGCAAGTGTACGATTTCCACCTAAAGTTACAGAAAAGTTTTGTGCAGTATCAAAGTCAGGTGTAATTGTTGAACCGTCTGTAAGCGCACTAATTGTTGCTAGTGCAGGTCCGTTAACTGAAAGTTTCTTTGCAGGAGATGTTGTATTAATACCAATGTTACCTCCTGATGTAATTGATACAGCATCAGTGTCAGACGCACTGCCTATCGTACCCGCATTCGGTATTACAATATTACCACCAGTGGTCATTGTGCCGCCACCAGTGTACGTACCCGAAACATCTAGGTTTGCGTTTACGTCCATCAAAGTAGCGTTGACCTCTACTTCGTCAGTAGCATTGATATCTAGAACAGTAGCACTTGGAGCGTTAATAAACTGTGAAGCGTCATTAAATTGAAGAGCCATCGTGCTATTAAGAAGAAGACCCGTGTCATGCACATGTGTAAGAGTTACATCATTGTCTGAGCCAAATCCTAAAACAGCAGCATCAGAGGCTAGTTTTACATCGTGATTAAATGAAGCTGTACCAGCGTCACTACCATCAATTGTTAAAAACGTTGTGTCAGAACTACCATCTGTGCCTTTTAATATAATATCTGTATCGTTACCTTGAGCGTCAATGGTAATATTGCCAGAAGTAGTCGTAAGATTAATTGCAGCATCACCAGCAGCAATATCGTCAGCAGCAGTTGTGCCAGACGTATACGTTTTAACATCAGACGCTGGAATTGTCTTCATAGTTCCACCGTCGTTTATAATAAACCCGTCAGAGTCTGCAATTGTAATAGAACCACCTACAGACGTTCCACCGTCAAGAAGATTAATCTCAGCAGCAGTAGAGGTTACGTTTGTACCTCCAATATCTAGTGTGGTCATAGAGACTTCACCAGCGACTGTAAGAACACCATCGGCTACAGTCATCAGGTCTGTATCACTTGTATGACCGATTGTGCTTCCGTTAACAATAACATTGTCTACAGTAAGAGTTGTCAGAGTGCCTACAGATGTCAGGTTAGGCATCGCTGTAATTTCATCGTCAAAGTACGCTGCTAGGTCTGTAACAGCAACTTGCTTCATGGTGCCATCGTCGTTAAATACAACACGGTCAGCATCCGCGACTGTTGTAGAGGTTGCGCTAGTATCTCCATCCACAATACTAAGTTCAGCAGTAGTTGATGTAACACCGTCAAGTTTATTTAGTTCTGCACCCGTAGAAGTAATTGCAGTGCCACCGATAGATAAACTACCAGCAGTTACAAGATTAGCTGCCGTAAGGTTTCCTGCAAACGTTGCTGTAGAGTTAGCTACGGTAGCGTTAGGTGTTAGCGTCATGTGCGTTACATATGTACCTGCGCTGTTTATATCATTACCAAACGTAAGTGTACCACCATCAGCAATATTAAGTTTCCATTCATCACCAGCGTCATCACCCTGATCTGCTTTTAGAACTACGCCCAAAGCAGCGCCTTCTACGTTTGCTGCAATTTCTAGAGAGTTATTTGTAGTTTCATCGTACTTTACAGTGATGTCGTCGTTAGTGCCTAAGATTATTTTTTTATCATCAATAATTTTAATATCATCATCAAATTTAAAATGATCCTCATCTTCCATCCAAGAAAGCACACCATCATTGTCATCACCGTCAAACGTTAGTACAACATCAGTTCCTGCTGTGCCTAGACCAAACGTTAAGGCGTGTCCGCGAAGTGCAGTAATGTCTCCACCCTCACCAGCGGTTCCATCATGCGTGTGACCACTTGTACCAAAAGCACTTAGAATAGCATCAAATTCATTATTAGAATCTGAAGCGTCGATGGTATCGCCATCACTATAAGAGCTTTGTCTTGCTTCATACGCTGTACCCATTTTTATTACATCCTTGTTCCCGGTGTGAACTCTAGTTGAAAACCTTTAAGTGTGATTGGAGGATTGCTTGAAGCGTCATCTATTTTCACAACAGCAGTAAAACCGCTGCCTTCTATAGATTGACGTATGATAGGAAAACCTTCAGAACCATAAACACCTGTGCCATATACAGCAGAGCCATAAACAGCTTGTGTGCTTTGAGTGCTTAGTGTGTAGTCTGCTGGTTGTGGAGTAGCAGGGTCTTCAAAGTCAAACTTAACACCCAGAGCTAAAGACACTGCACCTTCTGCATCATAGTTTACATTTATACGCTGCATATTTTTACGAATACCAGCATCGCCTAATGTTAAATCAGGTGAACGATAGCTTGCTTGTATGTTTGTACCAGCAAAAGTATTTCCAAATTCTTGCTTGTACACAAAACCGTCAAATCCTCCATGTACAACAAGTTCATCATCATTTATAAATTGTGAGTCAGCACAAGAAGGTTTGATGCCTTTTATTTCCGACCATTCCCAACCTATCTGACCTTGTGGATTTGCTTTAATTACACCTATAATACCTTCAGAAGCTACTTCTGTAGCACCCGTCGTAGGTCTAAAAATTCTGTATTGACTTTTGTCTCGAATAACAACAGAGCTAATACGATCAAGAGATATGTTTTGAAATCTACGTTGAATAGCTTTTGATACAACACCAAGCTCTGTATCACCGATACGCGCCGTACCCTGAACTGTACGAATACCGTCTGGCCCCAGAAAGACTAGATCACCTCCTATCTCTTGTATGCTAAAGTTATCAAGACAACCAAGTGTACGAGATATCGGAGCGATAACAAATGAAGAACTTGAATTACCTGTTAGTTTAAATATGCGGTCTTGGCAAAAGATAAACAAACTATCACGGAACACTTTTAGTCCTGTAATCGTATCGTCAACTTTAATTGATCCTGCACCATTTCCTGAATTAAAGTCGTCTTCGTTAAACGGTGCAGAG